CCGTATTGGCTGTTTACTAGCTTTTTGTCCTCTAGGTGACTGTATGTATGCCGCCTTATCGTTGGTGCCCGTAGAGCTAAATCCTATGCGTATAAAGCCAGACCCCGTGGACAGTACTGTAAGTGCTGATAGCATGTCGCCGGAGACTTTTAGGTTCACTGTGCCTGATTTGTCGTAGTTTCGACTATAAGCGCTAAATAAACGGTTGCTGACATCAAGCCCCTGTGACGTTCGACGCTTAATTTTATCGATTATGTCTTGGCCGATTTGTTCTCTTACGTTAGGACTATAACCTTCGGGTATTAATATGATTTTACTCTGACTTGCTTCCGCCATTTGCCTGCTTTTGAGCTAGAGTTGCATCGTCTACGCCTTGTTGTTGCCTTTCGAGTTGACTAAATCCCGGTGTAAGGCCCATTGACATCATTTCGTCTTTTTCTTTCTTAAGTTCTTCTTCTAATTCTTCTAGGCGTTCGTTTAGTTGATCTTCAGGAAGGTTAGGAAATAACTCTTTAAGTGCCTGTTTTTTAGTGATAAGTTTGATTTCTCTGGCGACTTTAATTTTGTTATATTTTTGCTCTTCAGATTCTAACGGTTTAATTTCGGCGAATTTAACACTAAACGTTTTAACGAATTCTGGGTCAAGTGTGCGCTTTTCTTCGACTTTCCCGCTTTGTGCCCAATATTGTTGCATTTTGGAAAATTTGTACCAAAAGTCCTTTTCAACCATGCGAAATAATTTCATTTGGTCTTTACGTGCCTCTGTGCTGTCAGACTCGTCGATAATTTTAGATATTCCTGAAGCAGCGCTTGATGCCTCTACCTGCCCTACGGAACCAGCTTTTAAGCCTTCAGTCGACAGATACATAGATAGCTCTGTTTGTATAAGTTTTAATATGCCATCAATATCAGTTTCAGGTTTAATAACGCCTAATTCTGGGTCTCCGCCGTCCGGGGCAGTGTCTCCTAAATCGACTACAGTATCCGGGTTAAATTCAATCCCTTGGAGGTCCGCATTCTTTGCCCAAAAAATACTGTGGCTTAAAAATTGGGCAGCGTAGTTAAGGTCAGTTAACAACTTAGGGATTAGTATCGCCATGTCATAAGCCGTTTGATTGGGATACGGCATTAGCTCGGTGTTTGATTTGTTTACGTAACAAAACGGAATTACACCAAATGGGTTTTTTTCACTTTTGATTCCCATTTCTTCCATTTTATCTTTACGTATATGACCGTCTGAGTCAATAATTAAAAATTCAGTGTCGGTATAGCACGCGATAATGTCGACTAGCCTAATGTCATCTTCGTTTGTAAGTCGACGACCTTGTCTATCAGCAACTGTAGTAGTCTCTTTAATTTCTCTACCTAATAGTTTGCAAAATACGGTCATTTTATCCGGGCTGGTGGGACTGTCTGAGTATACGAAAAATTTATGAGCAGGTAAAACTCTAACCTTTTGGTGGGCTTCTTCTATATATATTTCAATTGCGCATCGTTTGTTGTTATTCGACCATTTGTTGGCTTCCGACATGTTTTCATCTAAATGTAGCATGTACGAAAACTCTTCCATAAGATTTTTGTCTTTTTCGGCAAAACGGATAGGTGCCTGGGCATAGACTTTAGACAGTTTATCGGTCACTTTACGTGGAATGTTAATACTTGGAATTCTTTGAATGGCGCGCTGATAGGCTTTATACGATATAATCTCAGCTTTTAATGCCCTTTCAACTTCTTTTTTAATCTGACCTTCGTGCATTTGATACAAAGTTAAGTCAAATTGTAGTTGGTCATTATACCGTTCAAACTGGTTTTTAATGTCCGGGATAAGAGATCTTAAAGGTTTTTGGGTCTTCATTATTATCCTTTGTGTAATACGCGAGCGCCACGTCTCGGTTTTCTAAGCGGAGCTATGTGCCAACATGCGTACCCTAGGGCGTCGGAAATGTGGCTCAACATATCATCTTTGTTATCGTGCACTAATTGTTCTAAGTCTTTAACTAAATATTTACATCGCGGGTGTATCTTAATAAACCCTTTGTCAAACAGCCTATTTAAGTTATTATGCCTGTCTTTTACTGCAGGGTTGCGAAACTTGGCTAGCGTTAATCCTGCTTTTTCGATGATGAGGTGGTCCGTATGCTTGCTATTGGTACGACGCCTGTTGCCGGTTTCGTCCGCAACAACTTCGATATACCGTGCCGGATAGCGCGACTTAATCGCTTTCGCTGCCTCAAATGTATTACTGTTTTCGAGGTATAACTCGTCGACGACATATATCATTTCTCCACGTTTGGCAACAAATACTCCGCATAGTGGGTGTACGTTAAAATCAAGTCCTACTAACATTAAATCGTCATCGGCTAAGTGAACACCTTCTTTAATATGCTTACGTCGGTCAAACCCATAATATACCTGTCCGGCATTCAGGTTAACAAACGCACCGTCAATTTCTTGTTCAGCCATTTTTTTGTCGTAAGCGTCGTCTAGTCTGCTTAAGAACCCACCGTCTAAGTTTACTGCGTTATCTTTACTACTAGAGTAAATAACTCGTTTGCGGTCGTTGGCCTTTTCGATGTAGTGCTCATATAACCAGTTAAATCCGTTAGGAGTGGTAGTTTTAAATATTTGACACGGGCCGTTTTTGTCACGAACACGGGCTGAGGCTTTATCGTATGCCAATTTTTTGTAAAACGAAGACTCGTCCATCCAACACCACCCAACGTTTAGTCCCGCTATGTTTTCAGGTTTTTCTACACTGTAGCAGAGTATTTTAGTTGGTTTTTCTCCGTATATCCATAAAACGTTCTGATTTACTAAATATTTATATGGTATTTTAAATTTATCTAACCATTTAAACAGCTCTGTTAATGTTGCTTTTGTGAGCTGAGAATGTGTGTTTGCTGTAATAAGACCGGGTACCCCTGGGTAATCCTGTACCAGTTGTATAACCTTTAGCGCCCCAGATGCAGTTTTTCCGCTTCCGACACCGCCGCAAAATAATACTTCAGGTTGTTCAGCATATAAAAATTCATACTGAGCGTCTGAAAGTTCGATATCAATGCTGTTGTTCATTATCCTCTACAATCTGAGAAGAGCGTTTTTTTACCCGTATCATTCTAGGTACTTCTTGCGTTTCCTTCTCTTTTTCGTTATAGAGGCCGTGTAACTTATTAATTTCTTTCTGTATTTCTAGCGCAGTTTTAATCTGATTTTCACCTAAGGCCTTGTTAAATAACATTTCAAGTCTATCAACATATTTGTTTTTAGCCTGGTTTGTTTCTTGTGGTGTCGTTTCGCGCCATTCCTTATATATTAGTCGCATGTCCTCAGCGATGGCTCTTTTGCTGGTTTTCCATTTTTTGGCCATGTTGTCAACAATATCGACAGAATTTGACCCAGACAGGATAAGTTCTTGAATTTCCTTACGTCTAGCGATTAATTCAGCCTGTGTTGCCCGTTTAGACATACTTTGCCTCCGTTTATAATATTATTATATTCGAGCCTGAATACAATGTGGGTATATGGGAGGTATTATGCGCAGGATTAACCAAATCGTTGTACATTGCAGCGCAACCCCGGATTATATGGACATCGGGGCGTCTACTATCAATAAATGGCACGTAGACCGCGGCTGGAGCGGAATTGGTTATCATTACGTAATCCGTCGAAACGGCGAAATTGAAAAGGGTAGGCCCGATATGCAAGTTGGCGCTCATGCCAGGGGCGCTAACTCAAATTCAATTGCTATATGCTGGGTCGGTCAAGATAGCATTTCCCCCGAGCAGGAAAAAGCCCTGTTTTCTCTTATACATTTTCTTATGGGTAAATACAGTGTAGATATTGACAAAGTTGAAGGTCATAATGAAGCTGTAAATACGTCTAAAACTTGTCCCAATCTTGATATGAACCGCGTTCGTGCGGAATTAATATTTGTTCAACCCAAACCAAAGGTGCGCTAATGCGTTTGTTATTATTTATTTTATTATTTTCATCAACGGCATATTCTGCCGACATTACATTAACCACTACTAACGTTTGTGTATTAAATGAATCTGTTAGTAAAACTAGCATGTATAAGATGCGAAAATGTATTGACAAGTTGGTTGCTCGTAGGCGCGGGCGTAACGTACCTATTTATTTATATGTTAACTCGCCCGGCGGTAGCGTATATGATGGTATTAGGTTTATTAATTACGCTAAAAACGTTAGAAACTTACACACAATAACCGAATTTGCGGCTTCAATGGCGGCGGCTATAGTTCAAGGCATACCGGGTAAAAGATATGTCATGGAGCACGGAACTTTTATGTTTCATAGAGCCAAAGGCCGGTTTAGTGGTCAATTTGAAGATGGTGAAGTCGAACAACGATTAAAACTATGGAAAAAAATTGTACGCGGTATGGAACAAATGCAAGCCAACCGAATAGGTATTACGCTAAAAGAATATAAAAAACGTAGATTAAATGAGTGGTGGGTTTACGGCGATGATAATATTTCCTCTAATACTGCAGATCATATAGTTACTGTGGTTTGTTCTAAAAAGTTAGCTTCAATTAAAAGGGTTGTAACTAAACGTTCATTTTTTGGTTCTTATAAAAAAGAACTATCAGCCTGTCCGTTGGTGAACTAATGAAAATAAGTAGCGCTAAGTCAAAAGGTCGTAGACATCAACAGGATGTTTGTAAAAAATTACTAGAGGTGAGCTATGGACTTCAAGAAGACGATATTAGGTCGGCGTCTATGGGCGCCCCTGGCGAAGATATACTATTTAGCCCGGCTGCGAGAAATTTATTCCCGTTCTCCATTGAGTGTAAAAATGTGGAAAAGCTTAGCATTTGGAGCGCTATTGCTCAGTCTCGTTATAATAAGCGCGAAGAGCATACTGAAATGGTTGTTTTTACCCGTAATCGTGAAGATACATTTGCGGCTCTGCCGTTTGAAAAATTCTTAGAAATATACAAGGTTTATTTAGATGTACAAAAAAATAGTTAGTTACCTGGTTGTTCTGGTGATAGGGGCGGCCGCAGGTACATATTTTGACGCCAAGCATACCATTGAAGAAAAAGTTATATACAAAGATAGGGTACGCACACAAATTAAAGAGGTTATTAAAGAAGCCCCAGACGGCACGAAAGTGACCGAGCGATATATCCATAAAGACGAAAAGAAGGATAAGAAAGTCGCCAGAAAAGAGTCAATTCCGGTTAAGCCTAACTGGGGGGTCGGTATTAAGTACGATTTATTTAGTCCGGTACCTGTTTATGGGGTAGACGTTCACAGAAGAATTTTCGGGGACGTGTATTTGACTGTCTATGGTCGCACAGACCAAACTTTCGGCCTCGGTGTCCTCTATACGTTTTAAAATGTCCATGGTTAAGTCGACAATTTGCCCGTTAATTACTGCCAGTCTATATGTTAAATTCTCCGTTAATACTTGGTTGGAATTTTTCATAGCATTGTGCAGTTGAATTCTAAGTTTTTTACTTACTTCTGTTTTTGCTTTAAGTTTTGTTAATACGTTCATTTTTTCTCCTCTTGGGTTTCGATCATCCCATAGCCTTTTGATATGACTCTTTTACAGCCTGAAAATCTGCCTCAACATAAGCCATGCTTTTCCCCTCAATTTCTCTTTGCTTATTCTCTGCTATCATACCCTGAATTTCCGCTTGCATTTGAATAACAATAAACATTCGATCAGCCGCTTGGTACATCCCACTCGCTGCCTCATCCATTCTATTTGCTACCTGCATATCCATACTTACCCCTCCTCTTGGGTTTCGATCACTTTACTGCTTCTTTAATAAAACTCAATATGCACAGAATACGTGTACCCAGCCCAAGAAAAAGATATGATATACAATTTTCTGGCTGTCCCAGGACGATCAATACTAATCCCTGGATACCATCGCTTGATCGAATGCACTCTATAATAATGCCCATGAATATCCATTACCATTCCTCCACTAGTTTACGTTCTGCGGCCCTCATAATATATTCAGGAAACTCGCTATAATCTAAAGTTATTTCGTCTACAACGTCGCCATCATTGTCATAATCTACTACTTGTCTTGTCATTCGCGTTACTTCAGCTTGCGCAGGTATTCCGTTACACAACTCAACAGTCCCGTGACATTCATAGTATACATAATCGTTTACTTTAATATCACACATTGTATTAACAACGTCAGTGTCGTCTTTATCTTCTGAATAACAGTGTAATTGGCTCCATTTCATACGTTTTCCTCTGTCATTTCTAACATACCTTCAATAAGTTTTTGAACGGCCTTAACTTCTTTATCACTGTAACCGTTAACCTTTCCGATATCGGCTATGTTTTCCTTCCAATGCTCAATAGTGTGACATTCACAACCAATTTGAATGTGATTATCAGTTAACGTAATGTCGTGTTTATACGTTACAATGTGTTGTACAAGACCTGTTGCCACTGCGTTGCCGGATACTTTAGCGTTGCCGAATACTGTAGCGTTGCCGTATACTTGAGCGTTGCCCGATACTATAGCGTCGTCGTATACAAAACAGTCACCGTCATGACTAAGGTTACGTTCACACTCTATGTAGCCGCCTATGAGGCCGTCTGATAGCCGTTTAATTTCGTGTAGACGTCTACCGAAGTGGTTAACGGTAACGCCTGTGAATTCATACTTTTTCATTTAAAACCTCCAAGTGTAGCTAATACGTTTTTGTGTTGCTAACGTTGTACCCAGTATAACATAACCTCCGTACTTTTTCCAAGGTTTTGGTAAATATTGTTTCTCAATACGAGACACTGCTTTGTCTAACTCCGCTTGTTTGTATATAGCTTTAATTGCGTACCTGGGGGCGTCTTGGTCTGGTAAAATTTCTCCCTGGGGGGTTCCAATTGCAAGGTATGTTGCCAATATTAAGTTATTCATTAAGATACTCCTCATCTTTATGCCTGAGGCAGGCTTCAATTCTTAGTCTCCAAGTATTTCTTTTTGCAACTTCGCCTTCTTTTGTTGCAGAGTTAATAAATTGATACTGTTTTTTAACGTATTGTTCAGCAGCACTAAAGTGATCAAATATTTTACAACTGTGTAAAATCCCGTTATTGTCTTCTTTTAATACTACAAAATAATTATCTTTGTCGTTATAATACTTCATACTTGTCACACCATTCGCTATGAATGCCGCCTCCTATTGATTCAATACCACAGGTACACTCTTTTTTTGCGGGAAGATTCAAAGTCCCAGACTCGGAATTAACCTGTTCGTTTTGTTGTCCACCCGGTAACCAAATGTCGGCAGGTCCTAGTATAATTTCCTTACTATCTTTATCTTCATTCATTTGGTCGATAACTCGGTTTTTATTCGACACACTGTTCTCCTTTGTATACCATATATACTCCGGTTTCCTTAATATTTAACAAGTGCCAATTTTTGTCAACACTGCAGTCTACAATCATTGGGTACCTCGTTTTTGTACCATCGGGTATTGGTGTAAAATTATCGTCTACCACTAGACATTCTCCGATAAACTGTTCGCCCATAACCTTACCCAAGCTGGGCACGTACACACTCAGGATAAACTCGCATACAATATATAAACCTGCAAATGATTTCATAGTATTCCTCCGCGCTTCGCGGTCCTGTCCTTAAGTCTGTATCGTATTGTTTTGTTCAAACTCTTGAGGAGTTTTCACGCGCTGAAAACGACTAAAGAAACATACCTTGTCTACATAACCAGTATACCATGCTGGAAGTTTTTTGTCAAGAACTATTTTTATTTTTTATAGTTGTCAAAGTCATTATGCTCTATATACGTTTTTGGTACGTCTAGCATAAGTATTTCTTGGGGTATGAGTTCACGCAATATTGAACAATTATCGTTAACAATGACTGCCAAATACGTATTATCTGGGTTCATTTTAGGACGGCGAAGAACGTATTCGTTTCCCCAACCGTCTATAGCTTTTCTTTCAGATAGTGCTTTTACTATCGTTTTCATTAAAACTCCAATACCCTAATTAACAAATCATTATTTAACAAGCGTTCGCCTGAAACTTGATGTCTACCGGCCCAGCACACTTCACCACTGCCGGGAGCTCCGTCGCCAATGCGACCACTAATGCCATAGCTGGGCGCAACATTGTCGCAATACTCGCCTTTGTTATCACGACATGAATTGTTTTTGTATACGTCAAAGATTTCGCCATTTCGAATATTTTCAACCCATAGCGCGGGCCCCACCTGAATGCATTTACCCACAGGTACGACCGTCTGAGAATAAATGACAGCGTTTACACCGTCGATACCGTCTACTCCATCAATGCCGTCTACTGGCAATGGAGCCGTGGTACCATCAGGGCACACGATAGAGTTACCTGTAATTGTGCATGATTGTGCTGGGGTATTTTCAACTTCAAAACTGGCACGTTTTCCACATCCAATAACTAGTAACATAACCAAACCTAATACTACCCATAAGGTAATCGCTGTCGTCTTTTTCATATAGCCTCCTTAAGACTTTTTTTTATTTTTTCTATCCGTCTAAAAAACGGCCCTCTTCTGTGATGAGCTAACCGTCTGTCATATATAGTTATAGCATGCCAGTCCTCGTCTGTCAAACTATTTAATGCTTGTCTAAAACTGAGACTTAGCTGATTTGTCTCATATTCTGGAAATTCTTCGGTCGGTTCAAATCTTTGGGCATTTCGGTAAGGGGCGCTCTCCACATATGTTAACACCTTCTTGAACAAATAATTATTAAACCAGGTATTTAATGCTGATTTACTGGAGTCATACTTGTCTTTATGCTGTGTATATATCAGGTATATTTCTTGACGTAGATCTTCCATATCCTGCTTTGATTTACAGCGCCCTCGAAAACGCCAAGCGAGGGTGTTTATTTCTTTAAACATGTTGTCCACAATACCTTTTTTGTGAAGTGATGTCTAATTGCTACATTTCCGTCTGCATAGATTACGACCTCGCCGCGTAGATGTCCCCGTAAGTTGTGATTTTTAGCAAACCTACCAGTTATAGCTTCCAACTCGTCAGCGGCCAGCCCTGTGTCTATTTGCGCTCTGATAGGAGCAGTGTTTACATAGTATTGGTCAATAATCATAATACCTCCATATACTAATCATCCCACAGGTTAACCAACATGTCTACTAAAATATTCTTATATCGGCTATAAGTCTTTCTTATACTATATGTCTAACTTTTTTACAGTTTACACTAAATTACACTAAAAGCTCTAAGACCTCCGTATTTGGCCGCTGAGAGGACTTGATCCCGCCTGTGGGCATAGTCTTACCTGTGTCTAGTATGAAGCAGCACAGCCTAATCACGGACGTTAGGGGCGACGTACACACGCTGTAAATGTTGTTTATATCTTATTTTTTTATTTTACGTTGTTCTGATGCCGATTTTTTGCGATGATTTTGCATAGTCAACCATTGTAAGTTTTGTGGCTCATACCCCTCGGTATTATTTATCCTGTCGACGGACGGTGTTAGGTTTTTATCGTAACCAGATTCCGCCCACTTAGAGTGCATTTCATAAAACGTATCAGTTTTTGCCCATTTATAGAATTCGTTTCTACTCATTTTTAGACGGTTTTTATACTGTTGGTACCTGGGGTGGGCTTTGTTTGTGCATCTTTGTTTTATATTATCGTATCGTTTTGCCAGAAATTCGTTAGTGTTTATTTTTCTGTAGCAGTTGACACATAAATTTAATTCTACATACCAACGTTCACCAGTTCTTACCTTTCCACACATGTTACATTCCATATTTACCTCCAGGTTTTAATATATCATAACTTTTACACTATGTCAACCACCCCGCCCTGGGGTATGGAGAAATGCCAGTGTGGGCGGTGGGTTAGCGACTTGGGATGCGCTAAGTATGCGCTGTGTGGCTGAAAGTATTTTATTTTTTTGTAGAAGGCTTGTAGAGGCGACCCTCCCACCCAGTTACACTGACGATCTGAAACCCTCGTCGGCATGTATATTGCACTAGCAAGATCTGTGCCAATGTATTTGGTATACGTTTTGCAGATGCAAGTTGTGTGCCAGAATTAAAGAGGATTACTTTGAGACATGCTTTGCCATGCTAAGTAGCTGATATGCTGTAGCCCACAGGCTATGTATGGCGCATAGAATGCCTATATATCGGTGAGTTGATACATCACTCTCACCTCTATACTACTGCGTTAGCAGGCCTTGCAGGAAGTGTATATGTGTAGTTAGGTATGCGTAGTGTATACATTAACGTAATTATTTAACCTGATTGGTTAGTTAAGCCCGCGCTCTGTCTAGGGGGCCTGTCGGATAGGGGTTTGTTTTGGGCACAGGAATGTCTACTACTATAGTATATATAGTATTAAACACTGTATTAAGGTATGTATACGGTATTGGTAGTTTAGGTATACATTATGTAGACATACAAAGGTGGCCTTCCGCTGGGGCCTTATTCGGTCGGTCCCCAGACATGTTCTTAACCGGCCATGCTACTCGTCTCTCACGCCCCGTTTCCAGGACGACGCTCTATTTCACGGTCCACGCCTATATGTTTTATACCCTATTATATTCAGGTATAATATATATTATATCACATTGAGACAACTTTGTCAAGGCTAATCACAAATAAACCTTAAACCCAATTGAAAATTTCGACGACCTCTTCAGAGGTCAATGGAAACGAGAAGTGATTCATACATATATCAGCCACCAAGTTAGGGCTACAGTACTCAGGGTCGATTCGCTTTACATTGTTAGGCTTTCCAGAGATATAAAAGGTAACTTCACCTTTAAACTTAGAAATCATCAGGCGGCGTCCATCTTTAGTTATGATCTTGATCTCTACTTCTTCTAAGAACTTGTTAAGTCTATTCATTGGTACTTCCTTTGTTATGTTCATTAAAGTTCTCTTAATTTTTTCACGGTCTTGCGCGGCGCCTCTCTACAAGCTCTATAAGCGTGAGGGTACTTTTCAGCTTTACCGCTAAACTCGTTTCTCCGAGACAGTTGGTACTTAAGCCGTCTTTCAAGACAAGGGCGGTCCTCAATCAACTCAAGAATTGACCACGCGTCGATAACTTCGTAGTTCCGATGAAAGTGGCCCTCGAAATACATAATGACATCATCCGCACTTAAGGCGCACAAGTTCATATCAAACCGGAGATCACCCGTCTTTTTATTTAACATTACCACTTGATACATCCGCCGTGGGTCAAAACCATATCCATACTCTCTGTTGACATAATACTTAATCTTATTAATATTATAGTGGCACCTGTATTTTTCACCATTGTACTTAAGTATTTTACTACTCATTATTCACCTCTCTTATTCGAATATATCGTTAAGTGCTTCTTTAATGGTATAATAGCCGTAAGTGTTAATCAAGTTTTCAATCTGCAAATTTATAGCATGCTCACGACCGACAACACTCATTAAAAATTCAATTTCGGCGGCGTGATCCAATTTTGATACACTGTCGGTTTTAAAGTTTACTTTACTAGTTATATCTGTTACATTTTGAATGTTGCGCGTTTCATTATTTAATGACGATAACTTGGTAGTAAGTTCTAATATCGATTTTGGCATATATTACTCCTTAGTTTACTGTTATAATTTTGGTTTTACCTGTAAGGCGGTCACGAACACAAGCCTGGTTAGTACCAACGTTGAACCATATGATAATGATTCTGTCTTGAAACTGCTTTAACTTTAGGACTTGATTTAACTTGTTCATATTAACCTCACTTACATATAACATATCGGTCACCGCTACAAAAACTTTAATAAAAACTGAAAAAAAAATAAAAATAATTTGGAACGATATTCACATTAAATAATGACACTAAAATGAGACACTGTAGCTTTGTCCCGTAATAAAACAGGGTTTAATCCATATCATAAATCATTAAAGGTTCCGAGCCAATTTTGAAACAAAAATTTCCTGTCATAGCGATTTTTAGGTTCCGAGCAAGTTTCAAACGAAAAACTGAAAATATCTCAAATTTAAACGTTGTCGTAGAAAACACTTTTCAAAAAACACATTTTATGCGATACTAAAAACGTAATAGAAAACACTTTTGCAAAACGGAGGTATAAATGAAAGTAATCGAGATAGGTGTTGTCTGCCCTTATTGCGGAACTGAAACCGAAGACGTTTGCTGTGGAGAAATACATCACGAATTAGGTTACGAAACGGAAGATGGAGAATTAATTTTAGAATCAGAGTTAACCTTAAAACATAAGATTGTGGAGGAATTATGATTTATCGTGGAATTAAATACAAAATTGTTGACAATAAATTTGTCCATTTCTATAACCCCAAAGGTAAGCATGGACATCGTGAAAAAGGCGAACAAGTTAACCAATATGGCAGAGATGCAATGATTAGAACTATTCCTAAAGAATGCGCGTTGTCATTTCAAGCTTTCGCTAAAACAGTTATCGACCATTTATATACTAGAATGGAAACTGCAAAAAAAGAAGAATTACGTAAACGGTTATATTATTAAAGGAGAATTAAGATGAAAAAGTATGAATTCACAGGCGTTACCGTTAACCACTTCGGTAGACGTCTACACGAAATTAAACGGCTATCAGACGGCCTCATAGGCGGTTACATAGAGAGTGAACGTAACCTTAGTCATGACGGTGACTGTTTTGTATATAACAACGCTAAAGTATTCGGCAACGCTAGAGTATCCGACAACACTTGGGTATTCGGCAACGCTGAAGTATTTGATAACGCTAGAGTATACGGCTACGCTAGAGTATCCGGTAACGCTGAAGTATTCGGCAACGCTCAAGTATCCGGCAACGCTCAAGTATTCGGCAACGCTAAAGTATCCGACAACGCTAGAGTATTCGGCAACGCTGAAGCATTCGACAACGCTAGAGTATTCGGCAACGCTCAAGTATCCGGCAACGCTCAAGTATTCGGCAACGCTAAAGTATCCGGCAACGCAGTGGCAACAGGTCGTGTCCAATACATCTCTACGTACAAACATAACATTACGTTAACGGATAATCACATTCAAATTGGTTGTGAATGTCACACTATTGAGCATTGGAAGGAAAACATAGCCGATATCGGAAAGGCTAACGGTTACACTAAGTTAGAAGTTAAAGCTGTAAAACAAATGTTAAACGGATTATTAAATATGCACAAAGGAAAATAATTGTTGACAAACGTGTCTTATTATGGTATACTATAATAGTAAACAGGAGCAATAGAATGACACCGAAACAACACTTAGAACTGTATGAAGAATTAAAACCTGTAATATTTACCCGGGTAGGTTCAGATACACTAACAGAGGCTCAACGATATTTCGTAGAATCTTTTGAGTTTGCATGTTTTGATGATAATTTTCTTGTTTCATATTCTAACCTGGTTGATAGCAAGCCTGACATATCTGTACGTAACTTGCACGCATTTTGCTTAGGCTATGCATTGGCGGGGTCTTTAAATCTTTTTAAAAACGATAATACAACAAACCATTAGGAGGTACAATGGCAGAATTTGGGCGTGTAACCAAAGTATTAAACGAAGACGGCAGTCTTAAATACCGTAAAGCGTATATTACAAAAGACATTTCGCTTATGAAAGGCGACACAGTATATCTTAACGACATCGAGGATAGCCTCAACAACAAGGTTAAATACAACATTATTACTGAAGATGAAAAGGTAGCAAAGCTATCGCAAATCCGTCAACGTGATGAAGAATACAACAGAGAAACAACACATGTATTAAAAAAGGCAAAACCTAAGGCAGATTAATGACAAACGAGCGCAATAAAAAAGTCGAATTAGACCGACTAGCACTTAACCTGGACTATAGTTTTAACCGTGGTGTGGACTTAGAAAACAGAGTTATAAGGCTAACAGAAGACATTGACGAACATCACTTTGATTGGTTCGACTCTGCGCTTACTGCATTAGAAACTTTAGGACGTAGACGTGTAACCTTACGTATAAACAGTTACGGAGGGGACGTACACGCGGCATTAGGGATAATAGGACGTATGCACAAATCTAAATGCCTAATCGACACTGAAGGGTATGGAAAAATCATGAGCGCAGCAACTGCAATTTTAGCGGCAGGCCATAAACGCTCTATGTCAAATTTAGCACAATTCATGCACCACGAACCAAGTTACACAGTTGAGGGTCGCCACAGCGAAATTCAACACGAAGTAAAAGAGTCACAGAACTTATCTGAACGCTGGTGTTTTTTAATGAGAGACTTGACAGGTATACCCAAACAATTTTGGTCACAACATGGAGTAGGTAAAGACCATTACATGGACGCCGAAGAGTGCTTACGACTAAACATTATTGATGAGATATTTTAATGTCTAAAACTAAAAAAGAACGTATACCCATGGGTGTTAGACAAGAATTTGATGACGTTGACTATTGGAAACAACTAAAAAAGTCTACGGAAACTGTTGAACTCCCAAATGGAGAGGTTATAAGCGTTTACGACTACATGAAAAAATTTATGCAGGAGTCGTACGGTAATGGATTTAGTAGAAAAGAACCTGAATCGAATATTCTTCAAACGGAAGACCAAAAAAAGTGGGCGCGGCGTAATAATAATAACACCAACAGGGATAGTTTTAACGTTGCTAGAAAATATAATGGACTAGAGACTAAAGAGTATTTAATTGATCGTAAAAAGAATGAAAAAAAAGAATCATGGGAAGAAGAATTCACTAGAGGAAGCTACGAAACCGCCCTACAGGAAATACTTACTATGGTTGAAATGGATTTAAATATTAAACTTAACGAATCAAAGCGAAAGGCCCTTCTGAACTTTTACTTTAGGATTAAAAAACTTGTTAGCTGCATACGTAAGGATTTAAAGAATGAAAAATAAACCAAATATACTGTACATTGACATTGAAAACAGTCGCATGGTTGTAGAATTTGAGACATATAGTCTTTATGGTAACGATGTTATACACCCAAAACACATTAAACACGACTGGTATATTACATGTGCAGCCTGGGCATGGTTAGATAACAAAACGCAAAAAGTTGGAAAAATTGAAACTGTAGCCGTTAACGATTTTAAGACGTATAAGAAAGACTTTCGTGACGATAGAGGTGTAGTTAAGCGCCTTCATGAAGTTATATCGCAGGCAGACTTAATTGTCGGTCATAACTCTGATGCATTTGACATCAAAAAAATTAATTATAAGTTTATCAAATACGGATTAGAACCTTTAGACATGCCACCAACCGCAGACACACTAAAAGCTGCAAAGAAATATGCAAAATCGTCCAGTAACAAATTGTATTACCTGGCAAAAGAATTCGGTGTTAGTATGAAAATCGATCTACCTTCAAGTATAATGCACGCCGCCGACAATGGTTGCGAAAAATCATTAAAGAAATTAGTAGCGTACAACAAGGGGGACATCAGGGCGGGGTCCGAACTATATTTTAAAATGTTGCCTTATATTAAAAATCATCCTAATATTCGTAAAATTATGGGAGAGAACGTAACAAAACAAATTAAACAAGGTCATGTAACTTGTCAAAATTGTGGATCAAAAAATATGGTAAAAGACGGAAAACTAGTGCAAAAAACAGGTAAATACCAACGCCATAAATGCATGGACTGCGGTTCAAAAACTAAAGGAGGCAAGTTATGAATAATTTAGATGCATACCTAGTGGAAGTTAAAGAGCGATGTGAGGCTGCTACTGAGGGGCCTTGGGAATTAGGAGTCACCTATAACCACATTTCCGACGCCCCATTCATAGCCCACGCCCGTACCGATGTGCCTAGGCTTTTGGAGATGGTTGAAGTAACAATTACGGACCCGATTTAACTGATACAGCCAGAAAAGCCCTAGAAACTGAGGGGGAGTGATGAGTGAAAAGAAGTGGAGGGAGTTTTGGATTCGCACAGAAGATAACTATGTTTTTGAGGACGATGGAGGGAAGAATATCCATGTCATAGAAAAAGCCGCCTTCACTGAGGCCGTGGAGCTTATTGACGAGTTGAAAAAAAGGTTATCACATCCAATCAATTCTCACGCTTCATTAAAAAAGATGTTCAGCAAGCCCTCGCTAAGATCAAAGAGTTTATGGAGGAGGATTAAATGAAAAGTCGAAATAAAGAACTTGAAAATCTAAGCCTGAAGGTGTTTGGTAAACGTTATGAATGGCGCAAACTAACAAAGCGCGGGCTAAACATGGGAGGAGGGCGTAGAATGCCCCTAACATTAGACGGCGCAAAACATTATATGGAAACTACCTTAAAAATGCAAGATACAATAAAACAGGAAATGGAGACAAAAAATGAGACCGAATCAAGCAGTAATGATAGCTAATGTATGCATGATTATGTTAAGTATTTACGTAGGAAATCCCTATTGGTTAAGTATGGCACTAGGGGGTACGTTAACGAACCTGTCCGTGGCTGCAATGGAGGCTATCAGTGAAAGTCGGTGATTGGGTAGAGGTTAAAACGGCAACTCCTTGTAAAACTAGAGGCGGATACGTAACAGAAGTCATTGGAGATACCTTTAAACTCGCAGGTATAAATGTTCCATACCACAAAAACGACTTACTATCGCAGACCAACCCTAACTTAAAAATTGCAACTAAATTTGACGCCAACAAAAACAGGTTAGAGTTATTACCAGTTACGGGCCTTGAACAAATCGGCTTAGCTATGACATTTGGCGCTAAAAAATATGCAGATAACAATTGGGCACGAGGATTTAAATGGTCACGCCTTTCAGGTTCAGCGCTACGTCACATATTCGCATGGTTGCGCGGAGAAGATACTGACCCCGAGTCAAGTCTTTCCCATTTAGCACACGCCGGAGCTTGCATCTTAATGTTATTATCTCACGAAAAAGAAGGCCTTGGAGAAGACGATAGGAGAAAAGTATGATAGGATACATCGGCGCTTTTTTACTTTCAGTTTGCGCGTTTCCACAAATGATTATGTCAATTAACGCCGGCCACAGCAAAGGTTTAAGTCATGGCTTTTTATTATCCTGGTATGTTGGCGAGTTGTGTATGTTATATTTTTGTGTAGACACAATTGGGATGTCCGGCCCCTTGTTTTGGAATTATACAATTAATACAATTATGCTGACTGTTATAGTTCGTTACAAATATTGGGAGCGCCGCGTTGGATAAACCGTTATCGATATCAGGATTTAAACGTTTTATGTTGTGTCCAAAGTTTTACGACTATTACGACAATCAAGGCGACCGCCCGGAACAGCTATCAAGTCCTTTAGTGATAGGTACAATCGTAGACGAAGTTGTTATGGTCAAGCTAGAAGGTAAACATGTAGATTTTAGGCCCATGTTAGCTCAATATCGTGGACAGCGTATTAAGTTTAAGATTGACGACTTAGATCTTGATTTTGTTAACCTGCCCATTGTAGAGAAGCACGCTAAAAGCCTTGGGTGGAAAGGCGACGACATTGGTAAAGCTATTAAAGACTTCATGAAAAACCAGGCAAACCTGTCGGATAATCAATATGACGTATTATCTTTAGCTACCTGGCAGTCTATAGACGTTAAGATTGAAGCTATGCTTGCAGCTTTTGACAAATGGATTGCTCCAAAAATAAAAAAAGTTATTAGCGTTCAGGAGCATTTAAACGACGGTAAAACTCACGGATATTTAGATTTTATCGCAGAAACCACAGACGGTAAAACTGTACTGTTTGATTTAAAAACGTCAAAAACTTCGTATCCCAATGACGCCGTGATGTTTAGTCCACAATTAAGCCTATACGCCGAAATGAAAAACGTAGACTATGCGGGATATATCGTCCTTGTTAAGAGCCTGTCTAAAAATAAGATAAAAACCTGCCCTGAGTGCGATTTTAAAGAGGTCGGGGGTAACCGAAAAAAATGTCCAACACATAAAGTTAACTTAAATTACACAATGAAACCAACTAGTTACGCACAATACATAGTAAACGAGATACCAAGATACAATAAACGCTTGACAAAGACCGCAATGTATGACACAATTAAATGTATAGATAACGGAGTATTTCCGCGAAACTTAAATACTTGTAAGTGGGTATTTGGGGAAGAATGTCAGTACATAAATAAATGCTGGAAAGGTAAAAATGAAAAAGTATGAATTCACAGGCGTTACCGTTAACCACTTCGGTAGACGTCTACACCAAATTAAACGGCTATCAGACGGCCTCATAGGCGGCTACATAGAGAGTGAACGTAACCTTAGTCATGACGGTGACTGTTTTGTATCCGGCAACGCTAGAGTATTCGGCAACGCTATAGTATGCGGCAACGCTGAAGCATTCGACAACGCTAGAGTATTCGGCAACGCTCAAGTATCCGGCAACGCTCAAGTATTCGGCAACGCTAAAGTATCCGGCAACGCAGTGGCAACAGGTCTTGTACAACACATTGTAACGTATAAACACGACATTACGTTAACTGATAATCACATTCAAATTGGTTGTGAATGTCACACTATTGAGCATTGGAAGGAAAACATAGCCGATATCGGAAAGGCTAACGATTACAGTGATAAAGAAATAAAAAATATTAAACGTGCTATTAAATTTTTATTACAACAACGCAAACTAAACGAGGAGAATTAATGTCACAACAAGTAAACCCTGATGACAAAACAACATTTTACAAAGCTTTGCTCGCTTTGCATGGCGACATCGAGGCAATGAAACGAACGGAAGGAAACCCATTCTTTAAATCAAAGTATGTTCCACTTCCTGATATGTTAGACGCACTTAAACCTGTATTGCAAAAACATGGATTTATTCTCTCACAACCCGTAGACATAGCGCCCGCTCAACCTCACACCCAAACCGTTTACAGTAACGTTGTTATTAGTCAGCTTACGCACGCAAATACTGGCCTTAGTGAAACTTCAAAAATAGTGCTACCTGCTATGGAAGAT